ACGCCAGGACTTACTTGGAATGCCATTTTTTATCTCCTTTAAATTATTTTATAGTGTATTTTCTATTTATTTATAAAAACAACAAATTCACCTAATTACCTAATTGGTGTCTTCTGTAGTCCATCTGTCTCCATCAGCATCAACAAAAGATTCGAAATCATAACTGGATGAAATAAATCCAAATGGTAACATATTTTCCTCAATATTTCTTAACCTCTCTTCATAAATTTCGTTTCTTGTGTCAATATCAGATAATTCTTTAAAATAGTCATCAGTTGTCATCCAAGAGAACAAAATTAATGTGTCCACCAAATCGTCATTTTTACCAACATCTGCTTGATATTTATGACCCTTCGAAATAAAACTTGTCAATTCATTGATTGTATCAAAATCTTGTATTAAAATTTTATCTTCCTCAACTAAACTCTTAAGATTTAAACATCCTATTTTTTTAGTTGCCTTTGTTGTTCTAATTCCTAGTGTAGTTCCGCCTCTTCCACCAAAACCACCACTAACACTTTGCCCTTTTCTTGTGTCATTATGAATACTTATCATATTTTCATATTCTAACTCATGGTATAATATATCCGAAACTTGTTGTCCAACATCATTCACTTCTATCAAAACATAAGAGTCATTATATATCTGACACATCTTTTTAATTACAGTAGGATATACCATGGGAGGAATTAAATTCGACCTAAAAACTGCAACCTGTTTATACGGAACTTCAGACGCATCAAATATAGAGAATGCAGAATAATCTAATCCTCTACCTCTAGATACATCTACTGTAGTAAAATATACTCTTCCTTCTCTAGGCTTCTCATATATTTTTAGACTTCCATTTTCTAATTTCTCAATTGGATTTCTATATGCCAGAGTTTTTAATTTTGTTGGACTAATTAAAGTATTTGAACTTCCTAAAAACTCAGTTTCAAATTCTTGTCTGAACTGTTCTTCAGATGTATTTTTAATTGTTGTTTTTTTCCACTCCTCATCCCTGCCTGGTACTTCACTCCAGTGTACAGAAATAGGATTATATGTATTTCTTCCTTCTTCTGCATCAACCCACAATTTATAGAAATGATTCATTCCTTGCGGAGTTGATACAATAAGAACTTTAGTTGATTCACCAGATGAAATTGTAGGATACACAGAATTAAAAAATTCCTCTGCAATTTCATTTGGAACGAATGCAAATTCGTCCAAGAAAAGAATATTAAAAGAACCACCACGAATTGCACTTGATGATGTTGCAGCTGCAAGTACCTTTGCACCGTTCTCTAATTCGATAGAACCTTTATTCCAAACCATCACGCCTTGTTGTAACCATTTTGGAAGATTCTCGTATGCTCTTTGTAGTCTGCTTAATAATTCCCTTGCAGTAGCAAGTTTGTTTGCAAGTAATGCAACAGAAACATCTTTGTTGAAAAGAATATAGTGAAGAAAGAATGCAATACATGTAATAGACTTACCAGACTGTCTCCCAATTTTACAAATAGTAAATCTTTCATCATGAAATGATCTAATCATCTTTTCTTGGAATGGATATAGGTCAAAGTTTACCAAACCCTTATCAACATTGACAATCTTCATATATGTCTTAATAAAATGTATAGGGTCTTCCATACACTTGACATATTCTGCGGCCTGTTCTTCAGTCCATTCAATTTCAACCCCAGCTGCCTTTAGATTGGGGTTGTTGTGATATACTTCACTCATCAGTATCTTCTTCTCTATTTTTACCTCTTAGTCTTTCTAAGAGTTCATTGGTACTTCCAACCAATATTGCGTTATTCACTACTTTTTGTGGAACTCCACCGTCTTTAGTGTTTTCTATTTTATTCATTGTTAATTGAAGTTCTATTAAATCTTTTGCTAAATCACCAGTGGTTTTTAGAAGTCCTGCAGTCACTTCATATGCTCTGGGGTGTTCACTTTCCCTTGCAATCATCATCAAATTTTGTAAAGATTCTTGACCCATAGAAACCAAATCTTTTAAAAGTTCTCTGTGATATTGATAGTCTTCTTCAATATCTTCGTTTCTAGATTCTTTGTCTTTATAAATTTCAACATTATTTTTTTGACGTTCTATTATCTCTTGCGATTTCTTTTCTATTTTGTTATCGATTTCAAGAAACTTACTTAACTGCTCATCATCTAGTTTCTTCATTGTTATTCTCCAAAGTCTTCATTAAATGTAGTTAAAAATTCATAGTTATCTGTCTGAAGTGCATTACTAGGGTCAGTTGTTACTGTTGCTTGTGCATATGTAACTTCTGAACTATCTAAGTCTCCCACTGTTGCAGTACTTGTTCTAATGATGTTTTGTTCTCTTGGAACACCATAGAAAAATCCATTTAATGTAAATTCTAATGTCCATAGAAGGGCTCTTCTAGATAAAAAGTCTCCTTCATAATCGTCTTCGTATGAAACAGAATTTAATGTCAATCCTGTATCACGAATTATACTTAACTCATTTGCTTCTTTTATTGGTATATTAAAGGTAGGAGTAAAGTATGGTAATATCTGTTCTACTATTTGAGTTGCGTCATCCGCATTTTTTGCCATGACTGTTAAAGTAAATCCAATATCATAAGGGACTGGATTATACACATAATTTTTAGTATTTGGGTCTGTAGAATTTTGTCTAGACATTTTTTGTGTCTTAGAAAATTTTCTTTCTGGTGCATATGTAAATCCAGAAATTTCAAAACTCATTCTAGGCAAGGTGATTGCAACAGAATCTCCAAGATTTCCTGCTGGTTGATTTATTCTTGCCAGATATTTTTGTGAAGGGCCGTATGCAAGAGGAACCTTAATCGTTTCCAACACATCTCCATTGGCGTTTCTTCTATCGATAGTAATATCATCGAATATAGAACCAAATGCAATAACATAGTTTCTAATTGTACTTCTATAATATGGACTATTACCTAACATTAGTAATCCTCACTGAATGGGTTTCCAACAGTAAAGTCGATAACCTTTTCTACATTTGAACTTGAACCAGTGAATACTGTGTCTTGTCCAGAAGTTCCATCTGTGGTATCTGTTGTTTTGTTTTCTGTATATACAATCTGTTGCGTTGCACCCAATAGATAATTCGCACCACTGTCTCTACCAACAGTATTTGTGTTTTGTGCAAAACTCCCTGTGAGGTTTGAAAGTTTCAAAACCTTAGTTCCAGAATTCCAAGTTTCTACTGTACCTGTTGCTGTTGCTGAATCGAAGTTTGCACCCTGATATACTATTTCGCCTACGATAAAATCACCAGTTCCAGTACCCAAAGTTAAATCGACAGTAACAAATGTATGTTGTTGAATATCATCAATTTCATCAATTCCTGTATTAAACTTTTCACTTGAGAATTCAAATGATTCTGTCGATAGTCTATAGACATATCTTTTACCTAATTGCCAGAAGGAAACTTCGTCTTCTACAAATTTAATTTCATATACTTTATCTTGCAATGGCCAATATACTAAGTCGCCTTCTTGTGGGGTTTGGATTGTGGACTCTTCATCCCACCTTTTAATAGATACAATAAGATTTAATTGATCTCTAATTTCTAATCCAAACTTGGATAAGAAGTCTCCCTCTCCTTGGAAACCATCTGCATCTTCGATATACATTTCTATAGAAAATGCATCGTTAAATTCACTTATAGTTGACTCGTTAAAAACAGTATCTTCGTTTACATCGGTTCTTTTCAGATAATACATATCCTGTCCATGAATCTGAATCGATTCAGCGACAAGATTTTCTGTTAAGGATTGCTCTGGTGCAAATGATATAGTGTTAAAATACTGATTTGTAGCCATATGACTATCCCACCATAATGTCTACAGGAAGTTCATAACTTAAAGACATTTCTTGTTCCAGTTGTTCTATTTCTTGATTTGCTTCATCAAGAATTCTGGAACCATTGAAGGTCACACCTCCAGGCATCGCAATGCCTTCGTACTTCGATAAATTCTCTCCCCATTGTTTTTTAATCAGTGCGGTTGCGTATCTTTTTAACCATCTGTCATTCCAAACATCTGTATAAACATTGGGGTCAAGAACCCTCATTGCTTCTACAATAATAAACTCACCAACAACTAATGCTTCATCCCAATCAATATCAAGATGAAGTTGGTTTTGATGTCTGTTAAATCTGATAGGAACTTGTCCAGTAATCATATCATTGACTAATTGAATATGACTTTGAGTCAATTCGTATGATAACATCTCCGTACTTCTTAAATTATAAACATCGTTTAAGAACATTTGATATCTAACATCAAACATGTTTGTACTGTGACTGAATTTTTCGTAAAGAGGAATTACTCTTTTAACTCCAATTACTAAGTCATTAATAGGAATATATCGATTTGTAATATCGTCTTCAGTTATTTGGTGCTTGAGAAAAACATCCTCTACCGCATCAAAATGATAGTCACGATAAAACTCTAGTGCATCGTCTACACGATCTTCTACTTGTTCATCTGCGACATTTATTTGAATAACTGGAGAACCTAGTTTTCTAAGACAATATTCTTTAAATTCAGCTCTAGATGTAACTACGGCCATGTCATACCTCTCTTTTGATATGACTATTTATATGTTTTTTAAGTTAACCTTTTAATGGTTCTGTGGGCGGTGTAAAGTTTGCGGTGTATCGTGCTAGGCCTTTGGTAACACGAAAATCTGAAATATATCCATTCAATAAATAAGGACTACTGTACCATCCTCCTATAACCAAATCTGTGCCGGTATAAATGTTTGTATCAGCTGTAGAAATTAATTCAGTGCCATTTACATATAATTTTGCAGTTCCAGAATTTCTAACGTGAGCTACATGATACCAAGTACTTGCAACAGCAGCTCCAGTATTAGCAAATACTACGCTAGTGCCAACATAGATAGCCCAATTCCCACTGTTGGCCATACCCGCAGCTGGCCCTAAAACACTAGAGGTTAGGACACCGTTAGCTAGTTGATAAAGCCCCATGCCTACTGTAGGATCTGTATTAAAATAAATCCACGCTTCTATAGTAAAATCATCTGACCCCAAAGCTAACACATTCGAAGCGGCGTAATCACCACTGCCATCAAAATACATTGACTTAGTATCCGCAAACTTAACCTGAGTCGTTGAACCAGTAGTATTACCAATCAACTTTAGGTTAGCGTTTTGAGACTTATCTATAATCGAAGCGTCTGTTCCATTTACATGAACCGCTGCGGCCGAAGAACTAACTGGTTCAGTTGGTGGTGTAAAGTTTCCTGTATATACAACTGTACCATTAAAAACACGCAAATCAGAAATGTACCCATTAAAGTCACTATCACCAGCGCTACTACTACCAATTAAAATTGCTTTATCCCC